TTTATCTAATAAACTCATTTAAATTTTTATCTAAAACCATTATAGAAAAATACCCATTTGGCACAAATATAGTAAAATATAATGCCAAACGGGTATATTAATAATTAATAACAATTATCCCAATAATTTTGTTGCCCATAAGTTGTATTATTTAATGGTTGTACTCTGCCTGTAATTTCTTGTTTTAATTTGCGTTCTTGTTCTGTCTTTTTTAATTCTTCCTGTTTCTTTTGTTTTCTTGTTTTTCTAATCTTCTCATAACCCATTATTGCATTTAATGATGCCTTTTCTAAATCTTCTTGTGTATAGTATTGTTTATTATCTTTAACAACTGGTTTTGGTTCTGGTTCTGGTTCTTTAAGTACTTCTGGTTCTTTAAATACTTCTTCTACGGGTTCTATAACTACTTTTTTTGGTTTTCTAATACCTGCCTTTGCTCTTAAATCTTCTAATTCTTTATCTTTTATTGCTTTTTCTAAATTTTTTTTTTCTTTCTTCATTGCACTATTTCTGCGTCTTGTTTCTAATGCTTTTACCCGGGCTTCTGCTAATTTTGCTTTATGTTCTTCTGTTAATACACGCTTTTTTTTAACGGGTTTTGGATCGGGTATAATTTCTTGAGCTTGTTCTGGTTCTATAACTTCTTTTATAACTAATTTTGGTTTTTCATTAAATATATCATGTTCTGTAATTTCTGGTACATTATTTGGTACATCATCAATAATTGGGTTGGGTTCTTCTTCTTCTATTATTGCTTCTTCTACTTTTGGTATAAAATCCATTTATATTATATAAAATATAATAAATATTTTGTATAAATTATTAAAAATTACTAAAACTTTATAAAAGTTTCTAAAAAGATAAAAAGGTAATTAATCTAAAAAATTAATCTGGTAAAAGTACTTTGCGTCCTGCTCTATATAATGGTGTTTCTGATTGTTTAAAGTGTAAAATTATAACGGTTTCACCTGTTAGATCATCTACTAATACTTCTTTATCATCACTAATAGATAAACTCAACTCATTTAAATATATTGATTCTGAATTTTGTAATTTTACATATACACGCTGTCCAGGTTCAAAATATAGGCCTGTGCCAATCTCTCTGTTGCTTTGGTCAAATCGTGGCATATGGTATAAAATTTTACTTATTCGACCAGTACCCGCATTAAATGTTTTTTGTGTCATATTATCTAATCTAACAAATAAACTACTATTTGCCTTTAATAATGGTGTATTATCAGAATCATACACCGCCAATTGGGCATCACCAGGTGGGCTCACCTGTGCTGAACTATCTAAAATTGCCCGTGCTGTAAAACCTAATTTATATTGTATGTTGGCACCTTCTGTACCTTGGTAATGTGTATTATCTGGTACTAAAACTAATATTTTTTCATAATCTAACATTTTTGCTGTGCCGGCACCCGTACAACCTTTACATGGGTAAAACACGGTAGATAATTCATTATTATACCATCTTGTGTCAAGTTCTATACAATTGGCAATAGTACCCTCAAGACGCATACGCTCATACCAACTTGTATTTTTGCTACTAGATGTTAAACCTTGCCCCATTGCTACACCATGGTATGTTGTCATTGTGGCACTTTTAGTACTATCCATTATAAGTATTTTTGGGTAAAGTGCCCAACAATTCTGGTTTGCGGGTTTTGGTACATTTTTTACCGCTGTTGCATTCTGTCCAACAGTGCCACCGCTTCTTTGGTTCCAACTAGATATTAAAACATATGTACCCGATTTTATGCTAAACATCGATATTGACACTATTTCATTATTGACCTCAAATCTTAATTTACTAAACTCATTCCCATTAGTACTCATATTGTACCTACCTTGCCCCCTTACACTTTGGGCATCAAATGCACTATCCGCAAATGTATTAACTATGCCATTATTACCCTTAAAATAAATAATTTCACGCATACTACATGGGGCACCTGGTACATTTTCGTCAGGATCTCTAACATAATGTCCCACTCTGAGCCATCTATCACCACCCGGTACAACTTGCCCGCATTCTACTACATAATCGTATGTAATGTTGCTAATTTCGCTAAAATCGTTGCCCGCATTGTTTTTATATTCTATTTGCCCATTACTTTTACCAGTACCACGGCATAAACCAATTTGCCAATTATTATTAAATGAGTAATCTTTACCCACATTATCTTTATGTAGTCCCGATAAATCCCACTCCATAATACCCCCTTTTCTTTCTAATGGGTTTTTATTTAACCATATTGAGTGGTGGTTTGCTTCATCGCCGGCACCTACGGTATCTTTGGGGGCAAATTTTACACCCACTCCCGGACTTTCTGTGACAACATAAGGTGCGGGAGTGCCACCCCCTTTAAGTGTCCATGTATAATCCGCCTCCGCTTGAGTAAATAAATTTGCTACTACTGTTGGTTGTTCGCCAACTGTAATCCTAAAACCCTGAAAACCCGTACCAGTGGTAATGGGCACCGCACCTGATGAACCTCTTAAAATCTCCATTTTAGTTTTACTATTACCATTGTTAAAATATGCAGGGGTAGGCAAGCCATTTTGGAGCCCTTCTTCTACTAAACGCCTAAACTCATCAATATTAACATAAGTGTCCTCATCGATATTTGGGGCACAAATTATGGGCATACCCGTTGACTCTAATACATTATCTATACCGTCTGTATCTGTTCTGACATTTCTATTTAAATACATGTACCACCTATCAGCGGGTGACACTCTAATTAAACCATCTTTATTTAATTTAACAGATTGTACCGCTACCTCACTATTTGGTGGTAGTTCTATTGTCTGCGTCATATGGTTAGTAAAACTAAAAGGTGCCTGCCCTTTATAAGTTCGATCATAATCCAAACCGCTTTCATTGTTATTACTACAAATTACCAAACTCATTTTATATAATTAACAAATAAAAAAAAAATAAACTAAATATTTTAATATTTTATATAAATACTTTTAATTTATTAATTAAAAAAATTTAATTAATAATTTTTTATATTGTATAGTATTATAAAATGACAGATGTAAAAGATCCCAAAAATGTTGTACCACAGGTTGATAATATGTTAGATTTACAATTTAATCCAAAAGTAGATAAAACGGCAAAAATTAAAGAACAAGATATATTTGACCCTGAGGTTGCAAAAAAGGCAAAAATTAAGGCAATGGCCAGTATGGATAAAACCGCACAAAATATTAAGGCAGGTAAAAAGATTAAGGCAAGGCATAATAGTAGTTATTAAACCTATTTGGCAAAAATATATGTATAATAATATGCCAAATGGGTATATTATATAATAATTAAAAAAAGATAATTTTAAAAGTTTTGGTTATTTTATTGTTTATTTATTCGTCTTCTTCTTCGCTATCGGTTAAATTAAATTCTTCTTCTTCTTCTTGTGGTTTTGGTTTTCTGTAATTGTATAACTCTTTGTGTTTTTCTAATTCTTCTATATTTATTGTGTATGTTGTATTACTAGTAATTTTGCCGTTTTCTTGTTTCTTTGTACTTTTCTTGTTTTTTATAATATCTGTACCAAAACACATTTTATACATTTTTACCATGTATTGTTGGCAAGTTTTAAGGTCTGTAAAATCTGGTGGTTTTTTACTTCTATTTCTAAATACTAAATTATATTCTTTTAAAAATATTTCTGCTGTTTTTTTTTCTAATGCATTATCTAATAATATATTGTCTTGAGGGTATAAATGTTTTTGGCACATACATTTAAATTTATGTATTGTTAATAATTTACTTTCGTTTGTAGTTGTTTTATTTACTATATATTCTTCTTTTATTTCTAATTTGTCTTTTACTTCTTGTTCTGTTTTAATAAAATAATCTATTGTTGTAAGGTGTTGTGTTAATGTAAAAGGTGTTAAAAACATTTCTTGGTATTTAGATAATTGCCCCCAAGGTATGTTTAACATTTCGTTAATTTTTACAAATGCTGGTGGGTAATATTTTAATATATCTAAATCTTTTTCTGATTCTTCTAAATCTTCTAAATATGTTTTATCATATTCTATTAAATCTTTTTCTTTTATTTCTTTTACATCTTTTAATAAATCTTTTACCCCTTTTTCGCCAGTTTGTGTAAATGCCAATGGTAATTTAAAACCTCTTGCCCGCATAATTTGTAAAAAGTGGGCAAATTTATTTGTATTAAAACAATCTGCCATATATCTATATCTGGCCAACAATTCTAAATATATTTTATCTTCTTCTGTTGTGTCTGTGCCACACAGATTAAATAATTTACAACCGTATTGTTGGTATTGTTCTATTTCTTCTTCTATTTCTGTATAATTATGGTATTGGTATGGTTGCCATTCTTTTTTTGCAAATAGATAATAAACCTTAATAATGTTTCTACATCTACATATTTGTTGTACCATTTTTTGTGGGTCGATTGTGTGCCCTTTGTAATAACAAAATACGGGGCGTTCTATTACACTGTCTAACCCATATAAGATTGCTGGACTATAAATTACCCTATCGTGGCTATCTAAACTTTTTAACCCTTTTACCCAAGTTTTAGTTTTACTATCGTACCAACCATCAGATGTAATAATTAAATAATCTGTATTTACATGTGCTATTACTTCTGCTTGTGTTTTACTATCGCAACAAATTAACCATTTTTTATTTTCTTTTACTTTCTTAATAAATTTGTTAAAACTAAATACCTCCCTTGCTTCTATACCTGTATTGTGTTTATAATTATTTTGTATAAATGTATGTTCTAAATCGTTTGCTTGTAAAAATCTAATGCTAATATCGTTAATGTCTGCGTCTGTACCAATAAACCTATTACATTTTTTTAATAATGTTAATAACATATAATAAACTTGTGTGCGTGTTTTTGCCATTGTTGGACTACATATTAAATGTTCTATTAAACTATTATACTCATCTAGGTAAATTGTATAATTTTTTAATAGATATGTTTCCCAATTTGCCAATTTAATTAAACTATCTACCGTAATTACTATATTATCACCTTGCCACATACCCCAACATGCCCCCAATTGGCATTCTTCGGTTATATCTTCGTGCCAATGGCATTTAATGCCGTGGTCTGTAAAAATTCGCATCTGTTCTTTACCTAAACTAACCCTACTAACAATACTAATAAAAGGTTTGTTTTTACAATAATGTTTAAAACTTGTTGTTTTACCAGTGCCCGTATCGCTCTTAACTAACATACTTGAGGTTGTTTCTTTAAAAAACCCATACCCTAATTTTTCTTTATCGATTACTAACAATGGTTTTGTTGTATTATCTGGTACTGGTTTATATTTGTAATAATCTAACATTTGGCGTGCATTTTTTAATTTACATTGTAATAAACAATGGTTGACCATAAACAATTTATTATGATCTGTAATACCATCCCAATTATCGTTATTTTTTTTCTCGTTATATGTCTTGCCACCATGTGTTTTGCTAATTTCTTGCCATATTTCTTTTTTACCTAATGTTTTTAATGCTGTTGTTAATTTTACCCAATCGCCATAATCTGTATAATAACTTGTTGGCATATTATTAAAAATTTTCTTAATTAAATGGTCTGTAAAACCAAACTTATATACCCCAAGGTCTATAAAATCTTCTTCTACTTCTTCTACTTTTTTTGTAATTGGGTTTTTTACTTTAATAATTTTGTTTCTGATCTTCTTCGGTTTTTTCTTATATAAATTATCTTTTAAAAACATTGCCAATTTTGGTGGGCATTTATCTATTTTAGACATATTAAATACTGTGTATGGTTTGCCATTAATTTTACTACCTGGTGCCACTACATAACCACCATCACTTCTAATATCTAAATTTAATTCTGCGTTTTGTGTTTGTTTTATGTTTTCTGCGTACCAAGAATTGTAGGCAAAATATAAGTGCCAACCACCAGATGTAGTATTTACCGCAAATATATTATGTTTTTTTACATATGTTGCAATATCGCCAAAATTACTTGTAAATTGGCATTTATCTTTATCTTTATAATTATCTATATCTAATACCCATAACCCATTAACTTTACCACAAGGTATGCCGTGGTTATTATTTTTATTATCTAAATCTTTTAAATCTCTATTTACCCATTTATGGCGGTTATCTTTTGCCCATTCTGTACCTGGTAATTTAGTATTATGCCCCATTTTAAATGTAGTAAATTTGGTTGCCATATTAATAGTACCCACATAATTTTTTTGGTCTTCTAATTCTATATTATTATCTGTCATTTTTTCTATACCCCCTTTTATTATTAATATTAAATTATCTTTATATGCTTTTTTTTCTATACCCTCCATTTATATTATTAACATATATTTTAATTTTAAATTAATTAATCTTAAATTATTAAAAAATTACTAGTAATTCTTAATATTATTAATATACCCATTTGGCATTATTATTATATATATTTTTGCCATTTGGGTTTGTTTAAAATAACCACCATGTTTTTACTGGTTGTTTAACTTCTATATATTCTTCTTTAATTTCTTCTTTAATTTCTAATTTAAATAATACCTTTTTAATATCTTCTAAATCTTCTTTTATTTGGTCACAATCTTTATTAATTGTTTTTATTGCTTCTTTAATATTTTGCAAAACTTCTGGTACGGGTTTTACATTATTTGGCATTCTATAATATGTAAAATATTATAAAATATAAGATAAAAAAATAATATATTATATATATTAATTAAAAAAAAAGATGGGTAATTTACAAGACTACTCAATAGATCAAGTGGCCGGGGGTATAGTAGTTATGATGGGCAGTTTGGGTGCCCTTTTACATGTGTTGTTTTCTTCTCGATGTACTGATATTAATTGTTGTTGGGGGTTATGGCATTGCCAACGGCAAGTACAAGATAAACCTCCAGAACCTAAAAAAGAACCAGAACCAGAACCAGAACCAGAACCAGAACCAGATATAGAAAATATTATTCCGCAACAACCTTAATAAAACCATTGGTTGTTAATAAATTAAATTTATCTACATGTTTAGTTTTAAAATCTTCTATTTTATCATTTCTTTTATAGTAATTATATAAAGATTTTGCATTTAAAATATCTTTATTATCTTTATATTTTGTTGCCTTAATTTCTTTATTTGCTTGATAATGTGCCTTTGCTCTTTCTCTGTTTTTTTCGTTAAAACCTTCCCGTAGTTTATTTTTTTGGTATTTGGCCTTATCTCTGATTCTATGTCTTTTGTAAAGATTTACAATATCATTAATTTTATCTTGGGTAAATTCTTGTGTTGTCATTTTTTCTATGTTATAATATATAATATATATTAATTTTTCTTTATATCATTTTAAATAAATTAAATATACCAATTTGGCAATTATAATACTAATAATAATGCCAAGTGGGTTTATTTCTTTTGTTTATCTTGTTCTAAAACTTGGGCAATTATATTTAAATCTTTGCCGTTTTTCTGTCTTTGTATTTTATAAATAACACTACTGCCCTCATCTACCAATGCTAAACTCCCGTCAGGATCGGTAATTACTGTTGTAATACTACTGATTGCCATCTTCTTTTTACATGTAAATATAATATCTGAGTTATCTAATTGTATAAAATCTTTATCTGCATTAATTTTATTAACCACGGCACATATTGGGTAATTTAAACCAGAATTTAAACCACCAAAATATTTGGATTCATTTATAATATCTGATCTTATATTTAAATATGGGTTTAATACTGTTTTTGGTAAATTGGTTGCTTCTAAAATAATACTTTGTGTTGCTTCTGCTATCGCCGGGTAATAATTTACACCTTTTAAATCTTTTGGTGTGCCATTATAGGCAAAACCATTAACAGATACCATAAATGCTGGCATTGGGTAATATTGTGTGCCACCAAAAGGTGTAATATTATAATCTATAATGTCTGAGCTTACAACCTCACTATTTGTTGTTGGGTTGTACATTTCTTTTAAATTATTAAATGTTAATCTTGCTTGTGTGCCGTTATTTTCTTGGTTTATAACTTCTGGATTAAATTGTTCGTAAGTATGTCCCAAAATACCTAATAAAGATTTATCCCAATTTAACCTATCGCAAGATTTACCAAAATTTAAATTAACCCCTGTGTGTGCGTCGAATACTGTCCAAGGTTCTAAATTTGTATTAAATAAACTAAACTCAAGGGCACCAGATGACGCAAATGTACTACCACCATTACTTAAACTACTTGTACCAGTTTTTACATCACCATCAATTGCATTGCGGTATGGCACCATATCTGGGCAATAACTATAATATTGTAATCTTTTATTAATTTTATAAACCTCATTTTTGGCATCATCTACAAGGGGTAAGCGTGTAGAACCCGCAACAACTTTATTTATTACCTCTGATTCGCCACTATTATATAATTGGCCTACATTTTCTGGTATGTGTAAGTATTCCCAACCAAATTTATTACTTATTTGGTCATATACACATGCGGTATTATTACTACCTAAATACATTTGGTTATATTTACTGTTTAAATCTATTCTATTATCAACAGTAGGTAAATAATCGGTATTATTGCTATTTATTGATGTTGACCATTCTGTATTAGGTGTTTGGTTTAATAAACCAGTTTGTGGCATCATAACTACATTGCCATAACTATTAAAATGATAATCCCAACCAATAAGTGCCTTATTTACACCTATATTATCTTTGCCATTTTTACCCTTTCTTATATTAAACATATCCTCCCTAAAACCATTTACCAACTCTGGGTGTAATGTTATATATTCTTTTTTACTTGTTGGGTCTATTGTTTTAGTGGCAAAACCAAAACATAAATCAGATGTACTTCCACCATCTGTATAAACATTAACTTTACCAGGTTCAAATTTAAAAAATACGGGTGCTGTTGTGCCTATATTATCGGCATCTGGTTTTGCTGAATAATCTATATAATTATCACTACCTAACCAACCGTAGTCATTACCATAATTAATACGGGTCATATGTAAAAACCTTGAGTTATCGATTGTTGCGGTTTCTCCAAATTCTACCTTGGCACCATCATAATTATAATTTACATACTCTGCGTTGGCATCTAATAAATAATCTGATGCAACATTATCACATTTAAATAAATCTGGGTATTTGCCTTGTTCTATAAATAGATCACGCAACGCCTCTAAATTGGTTATAGACCATAACCAGGATGTTTGTAATTCACTTGTTGTGTTAGTTTCTACATTACCTGCATTTACATCAAAATTAATTACATTTCTATTAAAATTAGGTGTTGTTAAACCTGTCATACCTGGGTCAGTATTCTCAATTGTTGGTTTTAATTCTCTTGGTTTATTTGCGGGTGCCGTAGGATCGGCAATAACATTTGGTACCTCGCCAAATCTATTATTACATTTTCTACCTATTATAAATAAATCTGGGCGTTTTACTAAAATATGCCTATAACAATTATAATAATCTAATGATTTTTGTGCATCTGTTTTTTTTGCCATTTCGTCAAAATATTCCTTACTAAATATTTGTGGGTTGGCACAGTGTCTAGGTCTTAATAAACTTGTAGTTGTGGCACTAAATACACCCGCATTACCTGTACCACTTGGCCAGAATGTGCCCGCTTCTTCATCTGATATATATTTTTGTAAATCTTCTGTAATTTGCTGAGCTACACTTTGGGCACTATTAAAACCACGCTCAACACTAATATCCACATGGTCAGTTTGTTTAACATAATAAGATAATGCCGGGTCAAAATAATTATTTAAAAATTTTGGCATTAATCTTTTTGTTGCGGGATTTACTGGGGTGGCAAGTGCTTCATCCCAGGCATATTTCATAAATTGTAGTCCATCATTTTCATAATCTACACCGTCTATTGTTTCTGCTATAAAATCTAATTCTGAGTTTTGTGTCCATGTATAACACCTAGTCATTAAAGTATATTTGCTGTTATCATTTTTTGGTTTTAATAAATTTTTTACAGTGTTTGGGTTTGCCGTAGTATCTACATCAAACACGGAGTGATAATCGTTAAAATTAATAATTGTTTTTGTAGTATCATAAAGATTACTATAAAATACTATACCTGATTCCTCACCATTATTTTTGCCGTTATCTGTTGTACTGTTAGAATTTAGCCATAATGGCCATATTTTCGCTGAGTCCGCATTTGATATTGTTTGTTGTGTAGGTGTTAAAAAACATCTAGGTAAAAAACAATATTGCTCACCATTACTATTTTTATAATAATTAACCTCCAGTGTTGCTTTATTATCGAATACACCAACTGTTATTTGTGAGTTATCTTCGGGTAAATTAACATGTGTCACACGCCCCATTTGGTCTAAATTACCATTTTTTTTTATTAAACCTTCTGTTTTTTCTAATTTAACATCTGTTAAATATTTGCCCTTAAATTCTAAACTTGTTGGTATATTACACCCTTTTTGGTTTATAAAGGCACTTTGTACGCTTATTGTGTCGCCCTGTTCTACAATAATTGTATTACTTTGCCTATTGGTAAATATGGCGTTGCTTTCTATCTTATCTACTTGTGCTTGTTGTGTGCTTTGTAGTCGGTTGCACTCAATTAATGTGGTATCTACATACGGGTTTGCCATTATTATATTATAATAACATATAAAAAAAGATTATAAATAAAAACACAAAAATATTAATATACCTATTTGGCATATTTATTAAAAGAATATTGCCAAACGGGTTTGTTTAAGACACAACAGTAATATCATCACCTTTAACACTCACAGTTTTAATGTGGTGGATAAACATCTTCCATAACTTATCCTTATCAGGTGTTGTACTTTCGTACCTAACATTAAGCCTACAATCTTTACCTCTACCATCAAAAATAGTGTTAGTAGATAAGGTAAGTGCCCGCCCAATTAAAAAGTTATTGCGGTAATCGGCAAAACTTAATGGTTGGCAATTATGGCACTGTATTAATGCCTTTTCTAATTCTATGAGGTGGTTTGCATCTATCCCGCCATCTTTACTAGTAGTTTTACCCGTATTAATTCTGCGTGATGGTACCTGTTTGCCTTCTATCATAAAATTATAGTTCGATAAATAATCACCAATGCCACTAATTGCGGGTCTGTCGGAGTGGTTCTTTTTGGCATTGCCAAGGGCACCCCCTTCATCACTATTAACAACATAAGTACCATGGGCAATAACATTATCAAGGGCACTATATGGTTTGGCATCTGTGGGCATTGCAATAATGCTACGGGCTTTTGCGTGTTCTATACTAATGGGTATGGTACCTTGTAGGTCACCTGCCATTGTACTATGTAATTGTGTATTAATACACGGTAGATCAAAAACAACCTCCCCGCCTTCTTTCATTTTAGACACCATACCTTTAATAAATTCAGGTTCTACATCAATGCGTTTAACATTAAGGCGTACATTACTAATACTGTATGTTGGGTTAAAACCAGTTGTACCAGATTGTAAAGATGAAGACGCAAAAACATATTTAAACCCATTACCGGCAATATCTCCCGCCAATTCGTGATAAACACCTGGTACAAGTGCCGGGGCGGGTGCCCCTGCCTGCTGTGGTTGCCCAATATCTAACTGAATATGGGCACCTGACATTTTAATTGCCTGAATAACTGCCGGCCCATCGTCGGTTTTATTTTTTAGTGGTACTACTGAACCATCTGCAATATCTACCAACTCAAGACGCTCACCAATTTTAAATGGGCAAGAACGGGTATTTAACTGCGTGTTGGCAATTTCTAAAAATAGACTATCTACCGCATCTGCTTTACCTGTTTTAAAATCACCACCCGCATTTGTAATCCCCTTTAAGTACGGGTTAAGTCCAACAAGTTTATTTTTACTTACACTATCAAACCGTCTAAAAACCTGGCGATTTGGGGCACATGTTAGCTCCAAATAACAACCCTGCGTTAAAACATTTGGGAATGCCTTCGGATTGTTTGCAAAAACGCCCGTGTGTATTTGTAGTGACACTTTGGCGGTAGTCATTGCCGTTGGTGTAGTAATATCCGCACCTGGCAAAATACCTAAATTTGCTTGTTCATTATATGGGTTTAATGTGTGGTTATTCTGTAAAGTTTTAGTAGTACCACAAGTGCCCCGGGTTTCTGGGCACCAAACACCGCACCCCTCGGTGAGTGCTCTTTTTGCTCTAATACTGTCATTAGTTTCATAAGAATATTTACAACTTACCCAGGATGAATATTCTTGAGTTTCTTCTAAAATTTTGCCTCTATTACCCGCATACACCCTACATTGGGTAAATAAACTATTTGCACCAATCTCACCATCAAGTGTAAGTTTGGTTGGGAACGGTGAGGCATCTAAAATACCTGTTGCCCCCTGATCTAATTTAACATCGAAATTTAAATAACAATCTTTACCAGAAAATAACTCAATTGATGGTGGTATAAAAATACCTATTACCTGGTTTTCTTGGAATTCGTTTGCTCCTTCTGCCGTTAGTTCTATCTCACTTTGGCCAATCATGACCTTATCCCCTACATGCCAATAACTCATTTTATATTATAAACAAATAAAAAAAAGTTAGAAAAAAAAAATTAAAAACTTTAATTAATTAAAAAAAATAATCTATAATTAAAATATTATATATTAATATAAAATGCCACCTAAAAAAGGGACACATAAAATGCCAGATGGAACAACAATGAATGATGAAGATATGCCCAAAAAAAGGGGGCGTGGTCGTCCCCGTAAAACGGAGGGTGCTTCTAAAAGTGATTCTGTAAATACTGCCCAACCTAAAAAACAGGTTGCCAGTGGTGGTGCTTGGATGGCACATGTAAAAAAGACATTTGCCAGTGGTAAAAAGAAAAATGCCTCATATACTTATAAACAGGCAATGTCAGATGCTAAAAAGACTTATAAAAAAGGTTAATCAAAATCAATAGTAAATTTACCATGTGTAAATGTACAACTATATATTTTTGTTTTTCTATATAAATTTTTCTTGTCTAATTCTTTTTGTACAACTTGTGTAATTATTGGTTGTAATAAAAATGGTTTATGAATATTATCATTTAATAATTTACATACCTTACGAACACTTGGTATATCTCCGTATGATTCTATATATTTGGCATCTTTATAAACATCTGTTAATGTTGTATATTCTGAATTATTTACCAAGTAATTATTATTACAAAAATGCTTTAATTTTTTACAAACTAAAATAACATTTTGTTTTTGTTTTACTGTTAATATCTTTTTAGGGTTTATATTAGTTAAATATAAATTTAAATCTGTAATATTTATAAAATGATAAGTGTTGTTATATTCTGGTATATCTAATGCATCTAAAATACTTAACTTATTTTGTAATAATAATGCTAAATCTGCTTTTTTATATTTACCTGGGTTTATAATATCGATATTATAAATGTTAATAATTTGGCATAATTCTAATTTACTGTGTGTTTTATGAATCTTTAACATCATTATTATTAATATTATAATAGATATTTTTTTTATCTAATATAACATATAACAAGAATGGCGGAACTGATGACATTAGCTCAACTTAAAAAGGTTGTAAAGGGGTATGACGATTTAATGGCAATAAAAACAAAAGGTTTAACCCGTGACCAACTTATAACGGCAATAGAAAATATGGGATATACAATAGATCATAAAAAACAAACATTTAAATTAACAAATAAAAAATTGGCAATGAAAAGAAAACCTATTAATGTAAAGGCACCAACAACAAAAGAAAAAAAACCAGTAGATAAAGAAAAGGCAAAAAAGAATGAACGGGCAAAAGTAATTAAATTTATTCTTGCTAATAAAGATGTACTAAATGACCCTCAAGTATCTAAATTACATAAGGGGGTTAAGTAATTATAATATACCCATTTGGCATATTTATTATATATATTTTTGCCAAACAGGTTTGTTTAAAATCTTTAATTATAATTAAAATATATGGTATAATAATATAATGTCAGAATTAAATATTTATAATGGTTGTTGCAATGAAGAAATGGAAAAAATACCGGATAATAGTGTCGATATTATAATAACTGATTTACCTTATGGACAAACAAATTGTAAATGGGACACTTGTATAGACCTTGAGGCAATGTGGGCACATTTTGTTAGAATTAAAAAACCTAACACACCAGTATTTTTATTTTGTAATACTAAATTTGGTGCCAGTTTAATTAATACATGCCCTAAAAAATTATCATTTAGGTATGACATTGTTTGGAATAAAATAAATGCCGTATCTTTTTTATTGGCACATGTACAACCAATGCGTATCCATGAGTCAGTATATGTATTTTACGAAAAAAAACCAATATATAATACCAAGGTTTATCATAAACAAGTTGTTAAAGTTAAACAAGACAGAGTAAGAAAGGATAACACCTGTTATGGCACTTTAAAAATGGAGTGTAATTCTAAATATGACCCTTTATTACCACGCAGTATATTAACATATAAAAATGTAAGTAAGGGTGTGCATTCTACACAAAAACCAGTACCATTACTTGAGCATCTAATTAAATATTATAGTAAAGAGGGTGACACATGTCTTGATTGTACAATGGGTAGTGGTTCTACCGGTGTGGCATCTATAAACCTTAACCGTAATTTTATTGGTATAGAAAAAGATCCAGATATATTTAAAATTGCACAAGACAGATTAGAAGAGGCAAAAAGTGATTAAATGTGCTTATATATTAATCTGTTATTATACCTATTATATGTTAATATTATGCCTTTAATCTTAAATAGTATATAAAGACTATATAAAATTATAATTTTGTTATTACTTTAAGTATAAAACACCAATAAAGTTAGTTTTATTATAGTACATTAATTAAGATTAATACCCATTTGGCGTATTTATATGTATTTTTATGCCATTTGGGTATATTGTTAATCTTTTATTATATAAAAAAATTATCTTATATATATATAATAAGATGTTAAAAACAATTATGTTAATAGACGCCTTACCGTTGGCACCAGACATTACAAATAAAATTATAATGGATGTAAAATATAATGCATTACAAAATACATTTAATAAAAGGTCACATGATCTTAATCGTCATTTTTTATATTATTGTTGGTTAAATAAAAAGTTATGTAAAAGAGGTGAGCAACAAACATTATTAAAAACAATTCTTGAGTTCGATTATTACAAACCTAATAAGTTATTTTAATTGGCAATGCCCGTGGCCTAGTTGCTGTACTTCTAAATTTAATTCTTCTTCTTCTGTGCTTATATCTTCGCTTGATTCTTCTGATTCTGTGGTATATAAAAATACATTACGCAGTACCCGTATTAAATCTGGCCTACCTACCCTTGCCAGTTCTGATGTTATTTCTTCTAAATAATCTTCTACAAATTGTTTTTGGTTATTAGTAAGATCCATATTTATATATTATAATATATTTTATTTTTAAGATATTAATTTATAGTATTTATTAAATCTTAATAAATGCGGTTTTTTACTTAAAAAAAAATCTTATATAAGTTATAATGAAGAATTACAAAAATGGTAAAATTTATGCTATAATATGCAACACAACCAAAAATGTTTATATTGGGTCAACAACAGAACCATTGGCAACCAGATTATATAAACACAGGTACGAGGCAAGAACCGCCACCAGACCTAATACAAGTTCTGAACAATGTTTAAAACATAATAATTATAATATTATTTGTTTAGAAAAATACCCATGTAGTAATACATATGAATTAGAGGCAAGGGAGTCATTACATATTATAAAAAATAGATTAGATAATAATTTAACTTGTGTTAATACTAGGTGCCCTATTGGGCATAAAACAATGGTTTATGACTTATCTTCTTTGCCGTCTGTTTCTTTTTCTTTAACATAAACATTGTTCATTGTTTCGACGCTATGCCCTGTAATTTTTGACATTTCTTTTTGTTCTTTCTTGAGTTCTCCAAATTTATCAGACAATACAATTTTACGCAACATGGTTGTACTAATAGATTTACCATCCATATATTTTTTACTATATTTAATTAACAGTTGTGTAAGGGCATTGCGGGTTAATGGCTTACCTGTACTACTTTTAAACAATACACCCATGCCATTTATTCTAATATATGTTCTTAATAACTTTTCTAAATCTTTTGGTATATCTATATTAAGTGCCTCAAATTTTCTTTGTGTCTTAAATTTATTAATTGCCAAAAACATTTTGCCTTTTTCTACAACTAAATAATTATCTTTCTTTTTATCTTCTGTACTTAATTTAGTGTATTGCCTTTTGGTTATTGCTTGAGCACCCGCCAGATCATTACGGAGTGGTAATCTAATATGTATTTGGAATAGAATATAAACCATTAATAATGTTTTATCTTTGGCACTTAAATTATCTGCTTTTTTAAATTTCTTGTCTTTTAATTCTTTGCCCATTGTTTCTATACCTTCTTTTACTACTTTAATATCTACAAAATTTGCCTTTTGTTTATCAGATATTTTACCCGTTGCATTATCATCCTCATATTGTTTATTTAAGTCATCACGCATTGTATTATATTTATTAATTAACTTGTCATGTTTTTTATCACTATTAAGTGCCATTAATAAAATAATAATACTATTATAATAATTGCGTTGACTTGTATAATGTAAGTTCTTTATTTTATCTTTTACCGCTTCTACATCTTCTAAAAAATCCCAATCACCTACATTATCGACATTAAACATTTTTTGTAGTTTTTTTAGATTAGATTCATACATTTTAATTGTACTATCTTTAACATTTGGCCGTGCCTTTTTAATTTCTTCTTTTAAATCTTTGGTTGTTAATTTTACCATGTTTATACTATAATATAAGATTATTATTTTAAATAAAAAAACTTAAATATTACAAACCCATTTGGCAAAAATATATATAATAAGAATGCCAAACGGGTATATTAATAAATTACCATAATATTTTATGTGACCAATACTTGGCGGTGTTTTTATCTGTTGCTTTACCATGTCTGCTGTAATAATTCTTTTTGCGTTTATTGTCGCCGTGATCTAAATTTTTATAATGCCCCAATTTATCTTTAAATTGACCATATCTACTATCCCCAAAATGTATTAATTTTTTTTTATTATCTTTTAATACATATACACTATATTTTTTGTTTTTTGCTTTACTAACAAATGGTTTATATAATGGTTTATCTGACATATAATATTTAATATATTAAAATTTTACTTTGTATTTTTTCGTTATTTCTGTATCTAAATTTTTACCTTTTGTTAAAATGTATTTGTACAAACGCCCATACGCCCAAGACTGCGGGGACTGGTTAGGCCTACTACCTGCACTGTAATATGCCCCCTCACCTTTCTTAAATACCGCATTAATGGCACCATAAGGTATGCCAGTTATTTTGGCAATATTTCTTTTACTTCTACCACCTTTTAATTTGTCTAATTCTTTACCATATTTTTTATTAAACTTTTGTGTCCAGGTTGACTCCTTACTAACAAAACTGGTTTTTGGTCTTTCTTTCTTTTCTACTATACTTTTAATTTGTTTGGTTCTTTCGGCACCTTTTAAACCTTCTAAATAACGGGCAGGTATATTATATTCTTTACCTTTGTATTTTACTTGTGGCATTATATATATTTATTATATAATTTATTAAAAAGATTATTTATTAAAAAAGATTGTTAATTAGACATAATAACACTCAAGGTGCCCATCAATAATGGTTGCATACCGTCTAATCTCTAACCAGGCACGCTGGTTGTAATTTTTCTTTGTCTCGCCATTAAGACTGGGTAGCGGTGCTTTTAAATGTAGGTCAATGCCTCTGGGATCTACACGCTGGTTTAGGCCTCTGGTTAAAAACCCTTGGTAAAAAAACTTATGTGTAAGACTAGTATCCTGGTGCCTACCCGCATAATCGCCATTTTTACCATTCGTAATAAGACCACCCACACCCTCACCACTATACGCCTGGCGGGTACAAAATGGTACCATGCCTAGGGTTTCTTTTAAATTGTGGTACTGTCTGGCATTATTGGTAATAGTCTGTGGGTACATAAACTGACTGTTTAAAAATAAATTACTTTCTAAATCTTGGCGTGCATCGCCACCCGCCGTCACATCCATACCAACGGCACTAAATTTACCCAATATTTGTGCTTCATTATGGTTGGGGTTTTCGTACCCGGCATATACCTTGGTCACAAACATACCCTGTCCGCCAATATTTCTTACTGGTTGCGTCACTGGTCTATTTTTTAATACGTCCGCATCTGATGCGTCTAAACTCTGGGTTGACAATCTATAATCAAAATAAGAAAATGTTAATTCTTTATTATCTTCGGCAAACTGTGCCATTGCCTCGCCATCGAAAAATACATAATCCGCAATTACCTTACATTCTGAGCGGTCTATTTCTACTGCCACACCTGCGGTACCCCCATTTTGGATTGCCAGTCTGTTTTTATTATCGTTGGCACCATCATTATCATCCCAAAATAATACAACTTGTACCCGTTCATTAGGCATAAGATATAAAGGAAGCTGGTTGCCTTCTTTAAGGTACGGGAAAAGTTGGTGCAACGCCACAGAATAAATAGGCGTGTTATTGTTTCTACTAAACTGTTTTGGTGATAAGCCTTTTGGTTCGGTAGTAGTGGGAGCACTCTGGTTGTACTCTCGACCATTAGATAAACCATAACCATCAGTTGATTTGGTGCTTGAGCTTTCGTCGTAAATTACCTCAAAATCTACACATTTGCCACTCAGATATTGCTCCCGTTCTTTCTGAGCACTATTCTTAATTGCAAGTGTTTTTAAATTTTCTAAATAAGAAAATGCGTCCGTATCACAAATTACACGCCCTGCCGTCGTTCGTAAAACTGCCCGCCTAATTAGGGAATAAATACCAGTACCAAGGTATGGGAACCCATTGGCACCATTTGCCTTTAAACCTATACTGATTTTTGTGCCAGGGTGCAAAAACCCTTTTGGAGCAAACTCCCAAACCGCCTCAGACTGGGAAAATGTCAAACTTTCTAGGACGTCTGATTCTATCTTCTGTGCGGTATTTACTGGTAGGGACTTTAAATTCATAAAGTTTGGTTGAGCATCTCTTGTAGCCATTTTATATTTATATATAATATAAAAAATAATAAAAAATAAAATTAAAAAATTACTAATAATTTAGAAAAAAAGACATATTAATTTACTGTACCGCCTGTACTCCATTTTGGTTATAAACTATGGTTGTTTCGGCATTTACAAAAATAAATACACTTTGCGGACTATTACTAGTTAAATCACAATCTATGGCAATACCAAAAGACTCACGATCAAACGGCACCCCGCTAGAACCTATAAAATTTTCATAATTTATACCCACGGCATAAACCATACCCGTATCATTTACAAACTGGTAAGGTAGGCGACCAGATGCCCCAGGTACGCCCGTAATATCTCTATTATTTGTTGCAGGTGACATACTAATTGTTTTGGCACGATCCCAAGGTATAATACTATTAATAAAATCTTTGGCAATTTCGGGGTCATTTAAAATTACTTTATTATCTTCTACTTTATTGGTTTCTAGTGGGTACAATTTTGGCATGGCACGTCCACCCTTGAGCCAATTAATTTTTTTGATAAATGCCTGTTTGCCATCTAAATTGGTTGGTGGTAGTGTAGAAAAACCATCCGCACCAAGATTATTTAATTTGGCACTTTCTATAAATGTCATATATAGTGATTTTACTCTGCTTAAACCAAATAACATATTAACTTGTAAATTAGTACTATTAAAAGTATCATAAAATGAGTGTATGTCTTGGAATGTAAATGACCCCTGGGTTTGTTTCATCAATTGGCTTAACTGGTCGGGTGGAGGTGTCACAACACTACATACAAGTTGTATGTCACTTAATTCATACATAACATCAGAATAACCCGTCACATTAGGTACGGTCACATTATCGGCAGGTAAAATGTTAATTGAGTTTGCGTCACTTTCTAACATAATAACTAACTCCATACCACCAAGGGCATTGTCCATAAGATTAAGTGGGGCACCAGAATTTAGGAGCCCACAGGGCAAATGTACGCAAAATGAGTTTGGTTCGGTTTTCTTTACAACGGTTTTGCGTATGGTTTCGTAATTGGGTAAAGTTAGTGCCGTTTCTGACATGTGTGTTAATGAATCTTCGACGCCAGAACTGGCACCCAAATAACTTGACATCCATGTATTGTAATGTTTATTGTGGGATATTGTGGTTTGGTGCTTTAATGATCGCCAAATTAATTGCTGGAAGTGGGCATATACACCCACACGCTGGTTAATATCTGCCTCATCGCCAATAACTGTACCTTTGGTATCGTTAAAGTATTGTACCTTACCTACAATTCTAACAGATGCGGGGTCAAGTAAATAATTACCCGGTGGGATTTGGAATTGCAACTGGGCAACTCCCCTTTTAAAACTATACTTTTGGTCAATAGTTTTGTTGCTCGGTGCTAGTTCTAAATATCTAGTCGTCATTTTATATTATTATAATATATAATTAAATTACATATAAAAAAAAAGAAAATAAAAATTTTACAAATATACCCATTTGGCATTATTTATTATATTATAATTGCCAACCTGGTTTAATATATTTATCTTAAAGTACTGGTACTTGCTTGTGCTAGACCACCCGCACCCGCTACATCTGGATCCGCTACTTGAGCATCAATTGTTTTTGGTTTATCTACACCTGGTACGTCACCGTCCTTTGCTTGTTTCTTATGCTCGAATAATTCATCAACACCAGATATAATACCACCTACGGCACTTGCTCCCACACCTAGTGCCACTAATAATGGGTCGGCACTGGCAACACCTATAACATCCATGGCGGAACCTATCTCATTCATTGTATTACCTACATTTTGTGCGGTATCGTCGCCATAAAAAAATTTACCACTACTAATTTGTTGCCCAACATCCATTGTTAAAAATACACCTGATGCCAAGGTGCCCGCCACTTTTGCCGTACCTTCTGCCACTACACCTGCGGTACTTAAACCACCTTTTAATGTACTTGCTAATTTACCTGCCCTTGTTGTTTCTAATACACCTTCTGTTGTCTCGCCCGCTGTATCTACACCCCCGGCAACATCTGTACCCGTACTTACCCCCGTTTCGGTTGTAGTACCTGCGTTTGTTTCTACTGCTGGGTTTTCTGCTGTTGTTGTGGTGGTTGGTTCTTCTACTGGGTTTTCTGCCGGTTGGCTTGTTGCAATTGTATTACCATCCGTAGTTTGTGTGGGTGTGGGGGTACTATATAACCCCGCTACTGAATCTGGTACATCGGTGGTCACCCCTGTTGTTCTTGAGTAAAAATCTACCATTGTTTCGTCCGTTTGTGCTCCCACGGTGCCCGCACCACCATATACATCAGTGGCAAAATTAACCTCTGTGTCCCCACGCTCCGCATCTTGTATTGGTGTGATATCTTGTCTGCCCATATTAACACCATTTACAGGTACTTTACTTGCCAATTTACCAGGTAAATTAACGGCATATTTACCGGCATTATAAATACCCTCAAAAGGTTTTGTGGGTGCCAATGCTGTTTTAAGTAAGGTACGCCCCGTTTTTGCTAAAACCGCTGAGCCACCTTCTGCCTTTACTGCGTCATATAATGCCTTGCCAGTATCGCCCAAATGTACTTGGTAGGCACCAAACTCCTCCATTGTGCTTTTATCTTTACCAGTGGTTAAACCTTCTTGCTGTTTTAATAATGTGTTGTAATTTTCTACTTGTCCTGCATTATAGTTGGCAATAAAATTTTGCTGTTCTACTGCGTTTTGGCCTAAACCGTTTATTTGGTCTTCGGTACTTTGTAGATTAAGTGAGTCCATTTTATATTTATATATAATATAAAAAGTTATAAAAAATTATTATTAAAAAAAAAGACTATTTAAAATGGTTCTTGTTTTGGTTCTGCTTCATCTACCATTAATTGGTCACCAATACCAATAAGTGACTCAAATGATTTATAGAATTTTGCGGGGTTGGATTGCCCATCAATGTATAAAAATTGGTACGCTTCTGAATGTGCTATATTATAATATTTTAAAAATGTTGCTTCATCTCCGCATAAATCGGCGTACTCCTCTGCTATTTTTTCTAATTCTTTACTTGATTGTTGTCTAAAAATCATAACATTTTGTGCATTACTTCTAATCATTGTGCTTACGGCACGAAAAGATTGAGTAAAAATCATTATTGACATTTCATAATGTCTGAATCGGGTTGACAGTGTATTAATGCTGTTGCTTGAGGTCTTTTTAAAATCCTTCGATATTATATCATCTAGTACCAATAATACGGTTGGAGCCTCTGATCTCTTATATTTCTTTTGTGATTCTACTAAATCATTAATAAATTTATCTTCATAATGATCCTCCACTCTAAATGCGTCAGTTAAAAATTTGCCTTTTGGGTCATTATTAATTGTATTACTTATAATTAATACATCGTCAAAATATTCAGTACCGTACATGTCGCCCCTTCTTAACATATTTACAAGTGCGTTTGTCTTACCGCTTCTTACACTTCCTATGCCTAAACATAAAAACGGTGGGGCGGGTAATATTGGATTTATTTCAGGGTATTTGCTTTTGTCTTCTAAATCTACTACTTTACGCATTTTTAAACCTTCCATGTTATATTATATTATATAATATATTTTTTAATTTAATCTAAAAATA